CGTTATCCTGCACCCTCGCAGTACCATTGACGTCTAAACGGAAGCCTGCATCGGTTGTTGTGTTGATTAGGACATTGCCCGTGTTTCCAATGCGTAGCCTTTCAGTAACGCCACCCGTTGACATAGTAATTATATTTGCACTACAAATAGTAATGGGTGTTACCCCACCCGAATAGAATCCCAAAGTATTGGCAGTTAAAACGCCGTTAGGTGTGTAACTTGAAGATGTAAGAAATACCGAGCCATTAGAAATACTATTTTCACATTGAAAACCAGAAACCGCAGCCGCTCCCGTTGACGCATTTTTAATGTTTACAAGATTGCCACCATTGACGTTTCCAAGTACGTCTATTTTTTGAGCTGGAGTACTTGTGCCTATTCCAATACGGACATTCGTATCATCCCAAAAAATGTTTGCACTCTGCTGCAACACATTCCCCGTACCTTGAAACAATACCCGACCTACCGTACCCGAAGCTATCGGTGTAGTGCCGACTGTTAAGCCTGATGCTGCGCTTGCAGAGATTTCTACATAGACGCTACCTGTCCAACGATAAGTCTTATTGGTATCCTCAGCTATGTAAATAGTTTTTAAGCTCCCTGAGGCAGGGAATGCAGCTAAATTAGCGTAGGTTTTTACTTGTGATGGTATGTTAATATCTATTGCCATAAAACGTTTATTGTTTGATTGCTTAAAGTTGCGAATGTATTTGTTGCTACTTGTGTTCCGTCTATTTGTACGTTGAAAGTAGTATCAGGTAAAACTAACAAGCCACCGCTTGCAACTGAAGCAGTATAAGTTAAGTTAGAGTTTTGAACGGTTGCGCTTACACAAAATGGAGAGCTGCTGTCGTTCTCGCAAATTGTCATTTCGTTAGGGATCAAGACGTCAAAAGTCATTGTCCATCCGGCAAGGTAGTTCTCAAATCTCTCAGTAAAAGGTTCACACGTTGGATTGCCGTCAACCACGAACTCTAAATTCCACAAATTGCCGTGTAACATTTGGTCATAGCAGCGATTTAAGATTGCCAGTTGCGTGTTGAGTACGTCTTGCTCGTTTGAGTTACCGACATAAACGTCAGTTGTAGCTTTCTTGCTGATGTCAACGATGTCCATAGCAATCAACGAGAGGTTGTAACGCACTACGTTGGTCTCGAAAGATACGTTGTTAGTCATTAAGTGTACAAGCGGAAAGATAGTCTGCTTGTTTAAATCCACTTCAAAGATATCACCCTCAGTAGTCGTGTTGACTAATGGGTCATTATCAAAATGCCATTTAATTAATTCCAATACTTTATAGAATCCTGTCATCGTCTTAGTTGTCTTTCAAATTGTCTTCTTTCAATTTCGTTTTTCTGCTTCTCGAAGGTGAGATAGGTGAGACACCGAGTAAGTCTTGATTTGGTGATTTCGTCGAACTTAGTGATATCTCCTTTAGCGATTGCATAAAGTGATTGATACCATCCCCATCTTTTGCTAAATTGAGTTGTTTCGCTAAAGTCTGCGATAGGTTCTTCTGCTTCGTTATCTCCTTCTCCAAATAGTTCAGGGTAGCCTGCAGTAATTCGCTTTCTAAAGTCCAAAAAAAAACCGATGCAGCAATGCAGATGTCTAATGGTGCGAACTTCATAAGCTCTTGGATGCCTAAGTTTGGGTCGTAGTCTTTGATGTCGTACTTTTCTCCTTTTCGTGTTTTGATAGGACGGTAAAGCACCGCCATTGCCTTATGGAAGTTATCCCAACTCTGCAAGTGAGAATCTAAATCCACATACTCACCGAATGTTATCTCTTCAAGTTCCGGAATAAAACCAAACTCAATATCTCCAATCTTAAAAGTCGGAGTGAATTTAGGTGTCTGATTAAATAGTTGAGTGAAGTGAACTATCAATTCGTTTAAGGAAGTGAGCTTTATCTTAGCTACCTCATTCAATCGGATTCCGCAGAATATCTCAATCATTTTTTGAGCTACAAATTCTTCGTCAGTAGAGTTCTGCTGCACTTTCAAGAAGTCCTGATAGTGCTTTAGTGGTATCTCGTTTAGATTTGATGGTACGTTGATTTGTACTTCCATATTTATTTAACTTTTGATTCGTCTTTTTGTAACACATAGGCATAAGCCTGAGCCAACATCTGAGTATGCCTTCTTACGTTGAAGATGTCGTTGAATACGATGTTGACTTTCTTACCAGTTGTATCTTGAATGTACTGCTCAACCACTCTAATCATCTTAGGCAGCTCATCGGATGTTGTATTGTCCATAGTTTGATTTTAGTCCGAGTGCTTCCATTTCGTGGTATCTAAGTGCGTCAATAGCGTGATTCAGGTGATCAATAGGTTTTCTCATACGTTGACCTTGCTTGTCAGTATCCCAACAATATGAGCGAAGTTCTTTGATAAGGTTCGTGCTTGATTTGGTTACTAAATAATCTTGTCTTTGCATCACATCAATTCCGTAGTTGATTGAGTCAGCTCCTTTTGTTACTCCTTTGATTGTTTTTCCCTGCCTCCTGATTTCTTCGATTGATTTCGGTTCACTTGAATCAGCGTAAATGATGATGCCTGACGGAAGTATCTTTGCGATGTCGGAGTTGACCATACCTGTCCGGTAAGCAAGTTCGTTTATTATTCGTTTTCCGTTCCAATTATACACCTCAATTGCTGCCGTAGGGTCATTCGTGTATCCAAAGTCAAGCCCTATTCCGATGAGTTTTGCCTCAACTGGTATTGTATCAATCTCTTTCCAATTATTGAACACCACTCCTTCAAGACTGCCTACCTCACCAAGACCATAGACTCTCCACCAATTAGCCCAATAAGAACTCGTAACTGCTTTGTCTCGGTTCTTTTCTATTTGTGTGACAATACTTTCGTCTAACGCTTCGTTATCTTTGTAGGTTAAGATTATGAAATCCGTGTCAGGTTCGTCTTTTAGTTCCTTGTGTACCCAAAACTCATTGGCAGGGTTAAAGTCTAAGAATACCTCTTTCTTTGTACGGATTGAAAGTTCGTTGTAAGCCTCGAAGGTTACGTTGTTGCACTCGTTGATGTACAAGATGTCACGTCTCGCACCCCTGAGCTTAGACGCATCGTCTGCAGAGAAGAACTCTACAACGCTTCCGTTTTTAAAATGGTATGTAAGTAAAGACTTATTTAACTGTTGGTCATTAAATCGGTTTGTCCATTTTAGTATTTTAACGAAGTCTTTTAATGCTCCCCTTCTTAGATGAGGTATGCTTTCTGCTACTATGCTTATTTCTATTCCGTCTTTGCGTAGTGCCTTGTCAATTAACACCGCAAGGATTGAATACGTTTTCGAAGCCGACGTGCCACCTTGAACAATCTTAATACGCTTCTTTAAAGCCAGTACTTTATTCGTTGCCGTTGTCCTCTTGTACATCAGGGAATAGTGGTAACTCGGTTATTGTTTGTTCTACTTGCTGAAGTGGTGCACCATAGCCTGAGTCCATTAATGCCTTGTAAGCTGCTACATCGCCTTCACGAGCCTTTTTAATCAACGCTAACGTCATTAAATCCTCTTGGCTCATAGTTTCTTGCTCGCCTGTTAATGGGTTCTTTAGAGCCTGATTTACTTCAAGCCACTTGCGTGCTATTGTGCTGCGGTTTAGTGAGCCTTTCGGTCTTCCGTTTGGATTTCTTACCTCGCCTTTTTGTGCAGGCTTTAAGTTTTCGTCGTTTGCCATCCTTCTTATTTATTTCAAATTATTTCTCCGTTGCGTTTAATAACCAAACTCGGGTCTAACTTTTTCATTCGGTCAATAATAACTTGACAATACTTCGGGTCTAATTCCATTCCGTAGCACTTGCGTTTAAGTTGGTGTGAAGCAACCATTGTAGAACCTGAACCTAAATAAGCATCCAATACTAATTTAATTTCTTTCTTTGAATGTCTATCCGCATATTCAAAACACCAATTCATTATTTCTTGTGGTTTTTGAGTTGGATGGTTTTTTTCCTCTCGGTTTGCTTTTGCTCTTGCATATTCTTTTATTCTTAATGCATTGTTAAAAGAAGTCCACGCCATTTCTCCATCTGCTAAACTGAATCCTCTT